CGCAGATCCGCGCTCTCAGAGATGACAGGATTGTGGAGAATTCGGCAGGAATAGGGGTTGTAGGACAGTCACGCGAGCCAGGGAACAGCAAGCAGATCGTAGGAGTGGTCTCGCTACCGGTGACTGACAACCCAAATGTGTATGCAAGGGAAGCTGCATCTATTGAGTCTGCGATAGACCAAAGGATCACGAGGAAGCAAAGGGCTTTCACAGCGAACAAGGACGACAAGGCACTGATCGGGAGATTGGTGTCAGAAGCCATTGGAGACAACCCGCGCCGCTCATTATTCAGTGCGAGGCGTGTGACCCAGTGGTGGGAGAAAAGCCTTTTTTCTGATCTGAGGTCAGGCAAATGGACGGAGGACCGGCTTAACAAAACCATTGAAGGCTTGTGTTGCCGAATACAACCGAGCTTCAAGTTGTCATGTGATGTTAAGTTGGAACCGATGCCAGAGGGCAAAGCGCCAAGGATGCTTATTGCAGATGGTGACGAGGGCCAGGTGCTCGCGCTGCTCACCATTTGCTGCATTGAAGATTTGATCAAGAAGCATATGCCGAAGAAGACCATCAAGGGTCTTGGCAAGCGCAAAGCCATGGAAAGGATCGCGGCTGAATTGCGTGTCCCGAATGCGGCCTACTCAAAGACCAGTAAGGGTCCGGCTCAGAGCACTGAGCGTAGTGGGCAGAACGGCGCACCCGGCGCTTCTGTCTTTGAGGGCGATGGATCCGCTTGGGACACGACATGCAGCAGCTCACTCCGCGATTGTGTGGAGAACCCAGTCATCATTCATGTTGCGACAATCTTGAAGGTGATGATGTCACAACCTGAGAGTTGGGTTCAAGCTCATAGCGACGTATCGGTGTTGAGACAGCTTACGCTAACTTTCAAAAAGAACGGAGAATTCAGAAAGTTTATCATCGACGCCATTCGCAGGAGCGGTCACCGCGGAACTTCGGCCCTCAATTGGTGGACGAACTTCACATGTTGGCACTGTGCCATTTTTGAGATGCCTGAGATGTTTTTGGATCCTGATGTGCGCTACGGGCGTGATCACGCAGGAATTCTCAGGTGGTTGGCCAGTGCTTTCGAGGGAGATGACAGCATCCTCTCGACGACACCAAAAATAAAGGAGGACGATGAGCTTTATGTTTCCCTTATGCAGAGGTGGGAACGATTGGGGTTCAACATGAAGATCTTTATTCGTGAGACGCGAGCACTATTCACCGGTTACTACCACGCGTTGGACAAGAATGGGCCCACAGGGGTGCTCATGCCAGAGATTGACCGGTGTTTTGCTCGTGCAGGCATTTCATGCAGCCCCACGATGATTGAGTGCTTCAAGGCGGAGGATCGCAATGGCTGCCAAGCCATATCGCGAGCCGCGGCACTGTCCAGGGCATATGAATTTGCAGGATTGTCGCCCACGATTTCAACCAAGTACTTGCGGTTTTACGAGAGTTTGACTGTCAAGACGAAGGTTGACCGAGATCTAGTCATGCGGACATGCGGCAGTGACGCCGAGTTCGCTGAGCCCGAGATTGTGGCAGAAATCAACCTCAAGAATGGTGCCGCCATGTCATTCGACAGTTCCGAACGAGATCGTTTGGCGGCAGTTGGGTTTGAGTGCACTGAGGAAGAGCTGTCACAATTCACATTGAGATTGTGGGATTATGACGTGCTGAAGGACTGGGATGGCTTTCGTGCGAGCCTTCCGCAGTCGTGGCGCATGGCTGAGGCCTAGCGCCACATTTTGGGTGTGGTGAAAAACGTTTCACTCCGTGTTGTTTAATTAGAAGTCCCAGGCCTTGAGG